GCCGTAATCGCCGTCCACTAAGGGGCCACCTGCGGCACCCGTCGCGCCCCTAGACCCAGTTACACCGATATTCCAATCAGCATGTGTCCCGGAGCCTTCTGTATAATCAACCAAGATGGTCAGGCTTGTGCCTGAATAAGCCGTAACCTCGCCATCCATAATCAATGTTCCGTCATCACTGGCTGCACGCAACCGTTGCCCTAAAAACCACGATTTACCAGATTCAGTGGTAAATGTTTTAGAGCCAGTGCCAATAGAAAGGCTGGTTGTTGATGTCCCGCTATAATCAGAAACACTTGACCACTCGTAACCGTCATTTGCAGTATTGCGCTTTAAAAACTTATCCGCTTGCGGGTTGGGAATATCACCGGTAACCGTTGATCCAACCTGATATTTAAACCCCCTGTCAGCCTTGTCGTCCACGTCCTGAACCATAGCAACCAGTTTATCTAGGCTTGTTTCAAGATTGTAACCCTGAAACCCAGTAGATGTCTTGTAAGGCTCGCTTTGCTCCAATGCCACCGCACGAGCTATAACAACATAATCTGCGCTAGTAGGCGCCGTCGTAAAAGTAACGGTAAATCCTGACCCATTGAATGAAAGGGTGTAATCAACACCTAGCGCTTGAAGCGTTTGCACGGACGTTGAAACAGACTCCAAATACACGCGAATGTAAGAAGACGAAAACAATTGCCACGAACCTGTAAACACAGTCGTCACACCATTTCCAAGCTGGCGAATCGGTGTATAGTTATCAGAAATAGCCATTTAGCCCCCGCAAAGATATTACTATAAACTGCATTAAATTGCTAGTCGTTTTGTTTTTCATAGCCACCACCCCACCACCAATAGTAAAGCTTTCCAACTAACGGAATACGCTGCGCCAATTCAGTATCCTTGATGTTAAAATCTTCGCCTTTTTGCAAATCTTTGCGAACATCATCTACAATGACAAGCGGAGCAAGCGGCGGAAAAACTAGCTTCTTCAAAATCATTGAAGGAATACCCTCACGCTTTGCAAGCATTACATCATAGCGCGTAAAGCCAATTGTCTTTGCGATGTTATCCATAAACAAATCATTTGGCTCAAACTCTCTGCTCATGATTAAGTCTTTAAGTGCGTCAGTGGACATGCCCATAAACATGACAGCGATTGCCATACGAATAAGATTGCCCATGCCCTCAATAACCCTATCACGCTCACCACTGGCTAGATTGTCAAATATATCACGGCGGTATAAATCCAGCCGCTTAATTGTAAATGTCTTGAGCATATAGAAAATACGGCCATTGCCTGAATTTAAATAATACAAAGGCATCTCAGACAACGCGATAGGCTGAATATCCGCCAGCCTAGAAAATGCCATGTATTTTGTATCCTCTGTAAACTTTCCGTCTATTAGCTCCTGACGGACACGTGCAGCCTCACCGTCAAAAATAGCATCTAATTCATCAAGAAACCGCTTATCGCCTTTCTTGGCTTCCTTTTGCATCTTTTCATACGAAGCTGACATTTGAACGGATTTACCAAACGCATCCATTTTCTCAAGGCCAATTGCCTTGAACGTCAGACGTACTGCATCATTTAAGCCAGACGGCGACTCGTACTCTTGAAGAATGTTCTCAAGCCCTAAATCCTGCGGCGTGATCTTTGACTTTCCAGCCATATAAGCGGTCGCATTGCTGGCCGTGCGGAGTATGCCATTTTTATAAATAGCAATTGAGAAATCCTCTAACTGCGTAATAGCCGAAATCGGACTGCCCATTGTAATAATATAACCCGCGTCCTTCATCCACGACATAAAACCATTTGTGCCTTTTGGATTAACAACAAATTTAAGTATTTTCTTTAATTCCTCTTGCTGGCTTTGCTTAATCATTCCCGCGTCCACTAGTTTCAAAACGTATGCTCCAACGCTATTCTCAACATTATCTCCCTTGCCAAGAAACTTAAATGTCTCAATGCCTCTATTCATACCAGAAACGTAATTCATCAGGGCTTCCGAACTACTCATGTAGAACTGATTCATTCTCGGCGTGACATAATCCACCAACCGATCTTTGGTAAATGACGGCTTGTTTAAATTAACAATATGAGACGGCAACCCACGCATAAAGTTATTTACTAACTCCGCACGTTCTTTATCATCCATGACATTATCGGGGTCTTTTTGTTTTAGCATTTCCTGAATATCGCCCCATTCAGGCTGACCGCGCATAAACACCAAAAACTCCGCAGCTTTGTCGTCCCTAATCGCGCGAGGGAAGTATTGCTCTAGGTAATTAACGTCCATGCCAGCATCAATTGCGCGGGCGTAAATATCATCCAACTTGGCTTTTACTGCTGCAAATTCGTCCTGAATTTTATATTTCTCAACCATCTGATTAACCATGGCCGTATCTCTATTCTTGAGAGCCAGGTCAAAGATTTTGTAATCAGACTCCTCAAATTTATCCATGGCCTTAATAAAGCCCTGAATAGCCTCTCTATCCTCTTTTGTTCGGATGTTCATATCAAACAGGAATCTACGCACGACATGTTTCATCTTTGAATTAATATTACCTAGCCGCGTAGAGACGGGCACAAAAGCATCATTAGCCCAACCGCCGCCAATAGCAAACGGATGCATGACCTTAGAAAAAATAGACTCTGGATCGTCTTGGTTAATGACCGCTGCATAATCAGCATCAACGGTTGCACGCCCTCTTTCCATGATAACATTTTCAGCACGTGCAAAATCACCGCCCAACATTCTGTCAAACACGGACGATATTTCAGGCGTAATCTTTACATTTAACGCTTGAATGCTTTTATAAATACTAGTCAACCAATCCTTGAACTTTTCAAATACGGGCTTTAATTCTGTGACGGTTGTTTCACCGCCCATCAAATGCGCCTCAAATGCACGGGCAAACTTTTCTTCTTGCGATACTGTAAACTTGCCATCCTTAACGCCGAGGAATTTCTCAATCTTTTTATAGTCAGCCTTGACCATAGGGCGTGTTGTTTTGGCAGCTATGTCACGCATATCCCGCAAGAACAAGTGTGCAAGCTCGTGCATTAGCGTGGACGCATCCGCCGTTTCAAATAGGGTGATGATATTCTTTTCGCCAAATTGGATTTGTCCACGGAGGTTTTTAGCTTGTTGGAACAACGTTTCTCCGCGCATAGAACCGGAGAATACAGAGTGAATATTCTTTGGATTGATCTTTTCCAAAACAGCATTTGAAATAATATTTCCATCTTTATCCGAGTGCTCAACTCTTAAATAATCAAGGCCCGCGATTTTTGACGCGCTGATTATCTTGCGCATTTGAACTTCATTTGGCGGAATATTTGCGTCTATTAAACCTGCATTAAAATCAACTCTTATAGCGCCGGACTTAATCATAAACTCATTTAGCCCGTCCGTTCCGCTAGAATCCATAACTTCATTTGATATTTCCCGATGATCAACCTGTCTCTGACCGCGAAGATAGTCTCTATCTCCTTGCTCATGTCTACCGGACAAATCAAGCATTTCCCCAGTAGTTAAGATAAACCCAGCCTCTTTTGGATTAGTAGTAACGCCAGCAAATTCAACAGCTTTTTTATTTAAAGCGTCAACTACCGCTTGATCTAACGACGATTGAAACAACACATTCCCATCAGCATCAACCAACTCACCATCACTATTTAGCACCGTATCCGTGTTCATAGCAGCTATGATTTCATCATTGCTCATGCCTATATCAAGGCCCATTTCGTCCAACTGACGCGCCAAATCTTCTAGTCTGGCATTGCGTGAATCTTCAACTGTAGCGGTTATTTCATTATCAAGCTGGTCAATTAAAAAATCTCTATCAGCATACTGCCCATACGTTCCATCAGCAGGGGCAGAAATGCCAGCAGGTAACTCATTCGCTGGAATATTATCAATATCGCCCAGCCCACCTTTTTTATAAAGGCCGGGATGTGTCTTTGACGTTATACCCCTGCTTCTTAATTCACCGGCAATAACAGATTGAGGATCAATTCCACCACGATTCTTAATAAAGTTAGTCAGTGGCCGCGCTGCTTTTTTAGGCGCTGGATATTGTTTGCCAGAACGCAGCATGTCCAGCATTTTATCCATTTCGTTAGGCGCTCTGCGCTCTTGTCTTTTAAGCTCAAGATTAAGGCTATCAAACCATTCGGTAGGCTTAACGCCTAGCGCACGCGCAGCCGCATCCGCCCGCATACCCACAATTTTAGAAGCCGCAACAGCCTGATTTTCCTCAACGCCAGCAGACCTAGCTTGCTCAAAGAACCTTTGCTCTACCGCCGCTACACTTTCCGGCTGGACAATACTGTTATTAAAAATATCTAAAAACTTATCAAACAAAATCTGTTGGTCAGGTGTTAATGAATCCTTGGAAATATCAATCTCGCCCTTTAAGGCTTTTTGCATAAGCGTATAAAACTCTTTTGCCGATGCATCATCCTGCGTTAATGGATCAATTTCCTTTTCAAGGAAATCAAGCATTTCATCTTGATTAAACGGCACACTATTTGCGTAGGCCGCAAGGCTTTCAGCCGTTGATTCAGGCAGTCCCCGCGCCGTTGCTTCATCTTTTACAAATGCTCCAATTGTAGCAGTAGTGCCGCCACCAAGAAATGCACCCAACACTCCTTGATATAAAACATCCTGAATAGTCTGTGAGATTTCCTTTTCACGAATACCACCCAATTGCGTAACGGCTTCATTCGCAATTGCCTGTAAAGTCTCCTGTCCGCCTTCGGTTGCAGAACCAACCAAGAAGCGTTTCATAAACGTACTAGATTTAAATCCTTTAAACATCATATCAAGGCCAACAGCCTCTAATCCACCCTCTAATAACCCAGCCGTATTAGAGAGAAAACTTGCTTGATCAACATCAACGCCAGCCGCCTTCGCCTCAAGGTAAGTCTGCGATTTACTTAATGCACCAAATAAGGCAGCAGACGAAGCGGGATTCTTTGTAAGAAACATCATAGCAAGAGACGTTGCAAGCGAACCAGCGCCAGATCCTAAATCATACATGACTTTACTAGGCAAATCCTGTTGCGGATCAATGCCCAACTTTGCAATGAACGCTGCGTTTTTCTTTGGCATTTCCTCAACAAACTTCATAACCGAAGGATTTTGCCAGAAAGAATCGCCTAGTGCGCTCATGCCGCGTTTAGCGAGATAAAATGGGTTAATGCTCTTGGCTTCCATTGCATCAAACTTTGTGGGCGGACGCATAGATTTATCCACTTGCTCTTGCGCAAGACCAGAAACCAAGTCAGACGGAAAGCTAACAGCAAATCTTGCCAGCCCCTTTGGAAAAGCCAGAAAATCAACAGGCTTAATTTCAGCTTGGGCAAAATGTAAAGGCTTTTTATCTATGTCCCGACTAATAATAAATTCGGCTTCACTAGCCGTCAGCGTCTGCGGCAATGACAAAACACGGCCTGACCTATCATCAAACACAACATCATTATCCGCATTAAGCGATGTCTCATTGCCTGTCGGTGAGAAATATTGCGAAAGCCCGCTATCGCTTGCAACTTGCGCGGCCTCCTGCGGCGTTAACTCTCTCATTGCGAACCCTTTAAATAATCTGGTTTAGGCGCAACCGCTTGCTTTGTTCCATCGGGGTAAATGCGGTAAATCATATCACCCTCAACACCAAGCTTAAAACGTGGCTCCGCGACAGCAACAGGCTTGAGATTACGCCCGCCAACAGAACCCTGTATTAACTGACCGTCCTTCAATACAAAGTTAGGCACATCAGGCAATGTCCTTAACGCTGGATACCTGTCTTTAAGAAACAACTCTTGTGCCGTAGTCTGTGCACGAGAATAAAGCTTTTCCTTTTGCGCGTCAGGAAGATTAGGAATATCACCCACGCGCGGGCGATTAGGGAGCGCGTCAGCCTCAAGCTCAAGCGCAGACATGTAATAATCATACAGTTTAGATTTGTTAATCTTATTGTTTAATTCAACCTCTGTTTTTTGCCCCTTAGTCGCGGCCTCTGGCTCAACGATTTTAACATTGTTTTCGAAATAACTTTCAATACCGCTAAAACCAATATTGTCCTGAAATGGATTATATGCCCCGCGCTGATATTGAGAAATGTTCCCGCGCTGCGCCTCTATTAAAGGATCAACAATCTGATTTAGTAACTTAATGCCCTCACCATCAGGGATAGCATTGTTTTCCATGCCTGTAATAATAGCTTCTTGAACCGCAGAAATGTTCTTGCTGTTTATTTCTTCCTTACCAATCTTTCCAATTGCGTCATAAACAGTAGCTTTGTAACCACGTTTCTGACTATCATCCAGTTTCTTTGAACCTTCCGCAAACCCATTCAGCCGCAACAGTAAATCTTTTGCCGCTCCGTCTATGCCAAACTGTCCTGTTACTTGCTCCAATTGTGCTAAATCCATTGGCTTCTGCACAGAAGCTTTAATTAAATCGCCAACACCTGCAACCCTATCAATCTCAACAGTTTCTTGCGCCTGACGCGCCATAACATTTGACCGCGCACCAAAAGCCTTTTCTAGCTTCATCACGTCCATAGGGTCTTTAATGCTTGCCCGAACCCGCTCATCTTGCAGTAACCCCAATGCCTTTTGGGGATTAACACTACCAACTGAAGACAAAAATACTTTTGTGTAATCTTCGTCATAATCTTCTAAAAGCACGCCCAAAGTTTCACTGCCAATTTTTCCTGCCGCCGTTTGCTCAAGCCTTGCCCTGCCACCAGCATAATCAAGAAAAGCCTCGACATTGTTATCACCCGATTTTGCAAACGCTTGCCCGTTTTGACTTGCCATAATCAGGTCATTGTCAATCATTTTCTTAAGGCTGTTTTTTGTATTCACCTGCGACTGTTTCAATCCCCATGACTGAATAGCCATGTCACTGCGCGCGCTTAATTCCTGCGTGGCTTGTTGCCATTGCATCCCGCGAAGTGGGCTTATCTGGCTGCCATATTCCTGAAAGATTCGTTTTTTTGCTTCGTCCAATTCCTTAAGGCCGCCCATCGGATTGCCCTCATAATCAATCTGGTATTGGGTATTTAGGGCGTTAAGCTTTAGTTGAGCTTCTGACATCTTTTCTGAAAACTGCGCATCAATCTGATCATCCACAATTTTTTTGCCAATAGAAGCAATAGCACCCATTGTCTGGTCAGGTATAACCGCCTGAACCTCTGTTACAGAGCGAAGGTTAGATAAATCGCGCCGCGCCATTAAAACCCAGCCATTCTTGGTGTATTCCACGTAATGCCATTGGACTGCGCTACACCGGTAGGGGCGGCGTTCCAGCTAATATCCCCTGGACTAATGCCAGACCCCATGCCGCTAAACGACGCACCCGCAACAGATTGCATCAAATCGCCCAGTGCGGCAGACCTTGCTTCTGACATAATATTTTTAGACCGCGCATTGGCGTTGCCGATAATCTGATTTACATCCTGCAACCCAACGTCATAAGTGCCAGTGATAACATTCATCGGCGTGCCCTCAAGCGTCAAGCCGCTATTTAAAAAGCTAGACTTAACCCGTGCCGCCCTAAGTTGCGTTTCTCTAGCTTTTCTTTCAGCATCTAGAGCGCCCTGTTGCGCAATGGCATTGGCCTGCGCCTTGGCGTTTTTCATCTGCTGTTGGCCTTGTATGGCCGACATGCCGACAGAAAGCGCGGTTAATGCTATTGTCTCAATGCCCATTATTTAACTCCCAGTGAATTAGGCCATCTTCAACGCCCGTTTCCTTAAAACCCATAAACTTATGCCATGCATCCAAAGACCTGCATTTACTGAATGTCTCGACATGCCTTGCTTCCACTTTCTTTATACCATTAATAAACATGCGCTTCAAATACTTAGGCACCTTAACACCCTGAATATTATTATTAATCAATGAACAGACCTTATAACTGTCATTGCCATTATAAAACACCGCAACAATGCCAACAACCTTATCATTATCTAATATAGAATATTTCCACCAGTCGTCATTTAAAAGACAAGCCTTGTCATATTCCTGCTTTGCAGAAAAACCCTCTAAATGACTGTCTGTAAATTCAACTATGATCATGGGTTAGTTCCATAATTTGCCTCTACCATCACGCAACATACGAACAACGGCAACGGCTCATCCTGAACAATATAAAAAGATTTATCAAACTCATACGAATCAGCAATATTGACAAACTTCGTACCGTCCATAGGCGTGGGAGGCAGGTAATTTAAATCATTTTGACTGAGAGTTTGAATAGGCTCAACCAAATAAGGACTAGCCCCAAACTTTCCACCGGCAGACGTAACAAATCTAATCCCGACACGGTTAATTGCCTTCACCGTTGCTTGCGTATTAATGCCCTGCGCAACGAAACCCAGCACAAAAGACTTAATCTCTCCGCGATATTTATATCCTACCCACGCAGACGCAACTTGACGCTCCAGCGCAATAGCCCCACCAGAAACACTATAATCGGAAAGATAGCCGCCGTCCGCAACTACCCCAACCGTCGTGCCGTTATAATCTGATAGCCCAGAAATAGTGGAAAATGTCAAATACCATGAACCATAGGTATTGGCATGTGGCGATTGTAATATGGAAACATCAACCACCGTCGTGCTATCATATCCCGTTATCTCAAAACGTCCATATTCTGCCCCTGTGGCAGTCTTATAGACGATATGCTTACCAACATCCCCAGAAGAAAACACAGGGCTGGCGGCCGTAATCTGGCCGCTGGCGTAGGTAATATCGATGGCTTTTAAATTGGACACCTTCAAAGCACCATCCAGATAACAGCAATCCTTTAATTCTTCTGCTACTTTTCGGATATAATTTTCATTATCAGCTACCTTGTCACTGGTGAAGAAATCAGCCCTTGCGCTAAACTCTATAAACTCAGCCATGCGCTCTACAAAGAAATTGCCATTTCGACTAGTCAGGCAGAATAACTGATCATTACCATCATTGTCAGTGATAAGAGCAATATCAGACACAACGCCCGAAGTTTCATGCTCATGCCACCCAATAATATTCTGACTATTATTGAAATTAACAGACAGCAAATCCCCGTCGCGCAATCCCCAAATTAAATCGTTCCTGTCTTTTTTGTAACGTATTTTGTCCACACCGCCGCGCGTAATATCATAAGATAGAAAATTTGCATCCTGCGCAGAAAACGATTCTGTCAAAATATCATAGGTAAAGTATTGCAATGCCCTGCCAGTCTTGGAGACATAAAAAACCAAGCCATCCTTCCGCACCGGATAGGCCGTGTTACAACCATCTGCTGACGTGATATTGGCTTCTACGGTTTCACTGGTAATAGCCTCACCCACACCACCACCATTAACCGCAACAATACCCTGTGACGACCCCACCAAAAGCGAGTTATCCCCACCGAACAGCCACTCAATTGGCTGCGTAATATCAGCAATAGTGAATTGCAATGCGCTGTTATCTGTAACCGTTGTGGGCAAAGTAAAGACATCATACTGCGCGTTCTCGCTTGCCCATACAGTCGTCGTCTTTGCATTGGTTGCGGCGTAGTAAAGCCGCCCCTTATAAAACAAACAGCACTTTGGATTGGCAAAGGTCAAGACCTTTTCAGCTGTGCCGCCGCTGGTATAGGCCGTATAACCCGCAGTATTAATGCCTATAGAAAAAGTGTCAGCAGTCAAAACAGTGACAGTAACCGTGTAATCATTAAGATCCGTCATGCCAGAAATAGCCTTTAGGCGAACCCTGTCACCGGTAGTATAACCATGCGCGACTGCCGTTACAATTCCAGGATTAGCTTGCGTAATACCCGTGATCGTTTTTGTTGCCTGAAACGTCAAGGCAAAGGGGTCATCCTTTCGGCCAAATCCTGCGAATGTAAAGCTATTAGAAGAAATCCGGGTCAATTTGTGTGGGTCATGACTCGGATGAGTAACAACCATCACGTCTGCGTTCTGCGTAAATTGCAATTCCTTGCTCTCGGCCAATGAATACGGCGTTGCAACTTCCAAAATGTTTAGCGCACCATCAAGTACCCAGCCAAAATCGCCATTATTATCATAAGACAAAAATCGGATTTTATTGGCAAAGAACAAACAAAGATAATTCTGGCTATTTGAAAACCGAAATTCAACAAATGCACAATCTTGAAATTTAACCATGCTTTCTAAACCAGCACGATAAATAGCATTGCCCTTAAAATTAGTAATAAAGTTCAATACTTTATCGGCACCCGTTGAATAAATGGGCAAGTCAAATCTACCTGACATGTCATGGTCAAGCTTTCCGCGTGCAAAATTATTGTATGTCGTGGCAACACGAGCCATTAGCGTTTTACCTGTTCGCTAGAGCCATAGCGCGCAGTCCTATACCGCGAGTGACTAATCCGAATTGGGCGGTTTTCCTGCGCGTTCAAGCTAGAAGCCGCAGACATAGCGGCTGGAAGCAATTGCATAGCCATTTGTGCCTTTTGCAAATCCTGCGTAAGAGGCATGGCAATATTTGCAGCTACTGCCTTGGCAAGCAAAATCTTAAACTCTGGGCTGAATGTAGTAACATCCGTTACATCACGGATAAAACGCAACTCCAAGCCATTCTCGTAATCAATTTCGGCGTAAATCTTCCCATTTTCAACGGTATAATTATTTTCTTTGTCTTTGATATTACCAATGCCCAAAACCTTTAAGCAATCAGACGGATACTCATAGACATATTCAAACCCAAAATCAGGATCATCATCCGTTTGAGAAACAACGCGTCTAGCCAAAGCAAAATTAGGCATAACCTCTTTTAACAAAGACTGGCGCGTAATGTCATACCAAAGCGCACAAACCAATTCTACAGACGAAACAGGCGTATCAATGTTTTGAACAGGGTCATAACTTCCAAGCAGCGAAATTCCCATATTGCAAATTTCATTCTTACTATTAATTGCCATAGTCCCCCCCCAATTAATCGGGAGGCCAGTCACCCAGCCCCCCTGTTAATTAGCGACCTGTTGCGCAGTCAACCTCAATAGCAAGGCTGAGACGCAATGGGCCAGTTGCCGTTTGGGCTGTATTAGTCTGGAGAACCAGATATACACCGCCAAATGGCTCCCGGTCCGTGCCCAGATTTAATAGCTGCCCAATAGTCTTTGACATATCAAGGTTAGCATTAAAACCTGTCAGCAGGTCAGGATGCGATACGCCTGTGGCAAGCGTAATGCCGTCCCACAGAATATCCTTATCCAGCTCAACAAATGTTCCTGATGCGTTTCTGAACCAAAAGCCCAAGTCGTTATCAGTAGCAGATGTCAAAGCTGGCGTAGCAGTGCCGCGAACCTGAATCCGTGCAATGCGGTCATCGAACCCCAAAGGCCCTGCCAAGGGAAACAAGTCGCCGTTAGCAGAGTTTGCGGCAGTGATGTCAGAAGACCGATATTGAATTGTTTTTAAAACCCGCCCCGTTTGAAAGGTTGGATTGTCCGCGTTCAAATCAGCCAATGCGTTTGTTTTGTTAGCCATGGTTTCCCCCTAGATAGTTGAAGTAAAGAGTTGAACCAAAGCACCTTCGGTACGCATCGCATTGACCCAAACATCCGTTGTGATGTCAAAGGAATTGACCTTTAGAGCAGACTTAGTCACGCTCATGTCGCCAATTTCAATTGCCATCGCAATGGAGCCAGGTGCCAACACAACGTTGGTACGTGTGGTAGATACTTCAGGCAGCATTGGATTAACTACCGTTAAGCCAGATTTAGAACCGGCAAAACGTTTAACCTTATACAAACCAGCGTTGTTCAACACTCCGTTATTAACAGTGTCACCGTTCATATAGTCATTGTTGATAAACTCAACTTCAGACATCAGCGCGGTATGCTCCTTACCAGTCAGGCAGATCATGGAACCCTTGAAAGAATCCATCGGAACATCATTGTTAATGAAGTTCTCAGTGATTTCCAAGATTTTCTCATAAGTCACACCACCGGTAGCAGCAACAGTCAAAACACCGTCAGTAGCGGCACTGATAGATGTAGGCGTTGCGTCAGGAGCACCAACCAAGACGTTACCAACAGCAGCTTGCAGCGCAATGCGATCTTTCAATCGCTGTGTGCCGTTAACCAACTGCTTCATAATGTCGCTGGTAGGATCTTTTAACAGCTCGTTGATGTCGTATTTGGCATCAATCTGAACCGTTTTGGTAAAGCGCCGCTTTGTGAATTGGCGGTTGTCCACAGCGTAATCAGAGTATTGTTTGTCTGGGTTGCGTGTGTTTACTTCAGTCAGTTCAAGACGACCAATACGAGCCATCATGTTGGTTTTGCCTTTAGAAGGCAGATAGATAATAGCCCCTGAATTCTCTAATTCAGACGACTTTTGTTGCGCCAGTTCATGAAAGCTGTTCTTGAAATTCAAGAGCGCAGCTTGTTCAATACCCGGCAAGTAAGTGTCAGATGACATCTCAAGCCTCGTTTATGTTAAGTAGGGTTTATCGGTAAGGTGTCCCTAACGGGGCTTGCCTAGCAATAAGGCCGCTTAAGCCTACGCGCAAAACGCGCGTGAACGAGGCCGATTAATCGGGTGTCTCAGCCGTAATTATATTATAGATTTAGTTTGTGTGCAACTACTGATTATCAGGAAACACTTTTCTATAAAGTGAATCATAGCTTGTCCGTCCATCATGTTTAATGTCTTTCAAATCAGCCATTTTGCGCAATGCATCAAAGCTAATTACGGACTCGCTCTCAACGTTTACGCCTTCAAAGGCCATTTGATTGACATCATCCTGGTTAACACGCTTAACAGCCTGACGAATAGGTGCAGCGTCACCCACAACAATTTCCGGCTCAGACATCAAATTAAATCCATCCTTGCGCCATTGAACGGAACGCCCCAATACCTTCTCGGCATACTCAGCATAAGCCCGTGTCCGTGCCTCGCGCAAGTCACCCTTTTCGGCAGGAACAGACCGCAAATCTTTAGCTACGCTTAAATCCTGCAATTCATCAAAGGACATAGATCGAATATCTTTGCCCATAAAACTAAACTCGGCATCAATTTCGTCCATGTCATCCACATAAGTGGTGCGCAACTGACGGACAGAATTAGGATACTTGCCGCTTTCCTTAATCCATTTGACCGCAAAACGGTTTTGCAAGTGCATCTCGACCACGTCTGAATCGTTGTAAGGTACAACACCATCAACAACGTAATCATGGACATCCTTGCGGCCATCGCGGTAGGAACCAGACAAGGTAACTTTTAATGCTCTCATTTTGTGCCTCTTTTCATGTTAATTTCAGCCAACTCATTAACCAATTTGGATTTCTGTTCAGCCGTGTGCGGCCGTTTGTCAATGTCTTGTATCTCTTGAAACTTAGCTTTCCACTGCGCATCATAGTCAGTGTTTACAGTGCTCGCCTTTCCAGCGGCAGACTCACCCTCTTTTGCCCCATACTGTTGGACATAGCTATCAGTCAAACGATATACAAGCCCAACAAACTCATTGGGCATCTGCTCAAGCAGCGCCTGATCGTCGGCACTCAGCGTGCCCTTGATGGATTTTGCAAGGTGTCCAGCTTTTTCTTTATAGCCTTGCCCGAAGCTACGCTCTAGCACACCCATAAAATTATCAGTGTCATACAATCCAGCTTTTTGTGCCTCAATGCGCTCATGATAGGCCTTAATCATCTCATTCGCCAGCTTAGGCGGCACTGCGCTTTTGTGCAAAAGGTCAGTAAAAAACCCCCTTGAATCGTCGTCTATCTCGCCAAAATCTAGCGTTTCAGCATATTTGTCCTTATCGCTAGGCCGGACATTGGAAAAGAAAGCCTCTAATTCTTCGGGCGTTGCCTTGTCAAAGTCAGGCACAACGTGCTTTTTGCCGATTAAAGATTGCGTATGATCTAACTGCTTCCACAGGTCATCTTGACCCTTAATCTTTTGCACCCACGGCTTGTCTTTGTAAGCGTCAGGAATATTAAATTCCGCGGTTGGTTGCTCAATAACTTCAGTGGCAACATCTGTAACTACTTCTTCTACGGGGGCATCAGCCGTTTCCGTGTTTTCCATTATCCCTCCAGCAGGATTTTGTTTTCCCTATTCAGGTATTCCCTGATAGCTGTCATATAAACATCACGTTTTGCATTGTGAGTCAATATCTTGGCGGCATCTAATGATTTTTCAACCCTCAGCGCCTCACAGAAAATCATTAACTGCTTAAATACCAACTGGCCATCAGGGCTACTAACCACATTATTGATAGCAGAGCGATATTCTTCAGTAAACGCTTCCGCCTTTCTCTTGTTATCATCAGCCATTTCCTTTGCTTTTAATAAAGCCGATACCGTATCAGACACGCGCAGCCTCCGCGTTATTCTTATTAGCCTGAGCCGCCTTGCTTCCAGCATCAGCCGCCATCATGCCAGCCTGAGCAGCAAGCATGGCCTGTTGCTGTTGTGCGGCAGCCATCAGCTTCTCTTTAAATGCTTTGGCACCAATCAGTATCTGGTTATTTGCATCCAAGTTATCGTTAATATCCTCTAGAAGCTTATACCAATCCACAGCCTCGATGATTTGCGGATACATAGAACCAATTGCCCCAATGGCCTGCAAAACCTGCGTTAAATTCTGAACAGATTCAGTTCGCGTCAGCTTTTCCATCTCATTGTTAAAGCGCACCTCATACCACGGCTTGCCAAATTCCATAATTTGCAATACTTCATCCGGGATAATTCTCGCACCCATGCCCCGAGCAGATAAGTTACGGGCAATGTCCGGGAACATCCGCGCATTAATACCTAACTCGCCTAAGTCTAATAACATGCTTGTGGCGCGCCGTGTCGTATGCGCCCACAATTCACTCTTTTGCTGTTGCAACATGCCAGCCAATGACTTCCCACGGATAGCATAACGCTGCAAACTCTCCGTTGCAGTCATCTCTTTGGCGGTGGAAAAGTCCAAAAGCGTATCAATCTTAAATGCGGTAGCTATTTTCTCATTTAAATATGGGATTAAATATTGGATTAATGCGCTAGGATCGCCCACATCCATAAGGGGAAACACGGGATTCTGCCCAGAAGCTAATTGTTGATTGAACACGGTCAGGCCGTTAGACGACGTATCAAGCACACTATCACCAAATACAGCGTTATTTAGTACACCTAAGGCTGGCCGCGCCATCTTTTCCAATATCTCAACCGTATCACCAACGATATAATTTACCATACGAATGGATGAAATCATCATTGTGCCAGACGAACGGCCATAAACTTCACCACGAACCTTAATCTGACGGCAGACCGCAATGGGCTTTTCCTTGTAATCTTCTTCTTTAAATATCTTGCCTTCACCATCCATAAACCAAACACCACGGAATTTAGTCCCGCGCTTGCCTTTCAGCTTAGGATCAAAATCAGTACGCGGCAGCATACCAAAGACCAAAGGAAATGACTGATTATAGTCACCTTTACCCCATGCATCCTGAATAACCTTTGGCAGTGTACCGACTAAACCTTTGTCAATCACACCATTCTTTGTGCAAAACTCGCCAACAATCCGATTGGTTTTCCAATGATACGTTACAAAAACATAATCAACCGCGCCAGATTTACCCTCATCAATGCACATGTTGTCAACGCCGTAATTGCGAAATATCAATGCATTTTCTGCGACATTGTTTTTAAAATCGTCATTAATAAAAACGCCAATGCCACTCGTACCAAACGCGGCTTGGTCATAAGCATAGGGCCGAAGCGCGTTATTTAACCCAGCATCAGCGTGGTTCATATGTCGAAGCAGCTGCTCAGTTGCAAAATCGTACCAAGCTTGAACAACACTGGCATCAACAAGATCAGTCACCTCACGGCTAGGCACTAATGACAAAGCCTTGTCACCGGTACCCCACATGATACCCAGCAAATAATCCCCAAACTGATTAACCGCCAGCGCAGGGCTTGGATCATCGACACGCAAATCAAGCTGTGCTGATTTACTGGACTGGTTTTTATGCCACTGATAATCAACATCAACCGAGATACCAACGTATTTTGCAATCTCATCCCACAACGGCTTTGCTTGCTCACGTTCAGATTTAAGCGCCGTGTAGAGCTGATAAATATTATCGTAGTCTTTCATCTAGTTACCTAGAAGCGTTTCACGCTTGGCAACATCATCAGGCGCTAGCTCTTGCCCCTGAATACCGCCCTCTGTTTCCAACAACGCTTGGCGAGACTTTTTCGCCTTTTTCTTGTCCGCCTCTACATCTTGCGGCGCTGCTGTTTGAACCGCAGGTGCCTTTGCCCCACCAATAAAACCACCCATTATCGCCTCCGATTTATGCGCTTGACTTGTCCGCTCTGCGATTGCAAGAGCGGCGCTGATTTGCCTAGATACTTAACACTAGCCCAGACGGCCATCATTAAAGCATCCGCATCATCAGGACTATATCCTAATTCTTTTTTCATGTCTAGCTTTGGTTGAATAAGACGCTTACCAGACTGAGCATATTTAAAACGGATCTTCTCCAGTTGTTTTACAATCTCGGCATCCTTGCGGTGCAGACAAATCCTGCCCTCATCTATCCAGTCCTTTAGCAGATGATACCCCTCAGCCCGCGCATTGGCAAAGTGAACAGCATCAATGCCTTGCGTGCTTGCGCCATCAAAGCGTTTAAAATCCAACCCCATGTCGGTTAACAAGCTATGAATTTGCTGGCCGCCCATACCGCCGCAATCAACCGTTGCAATGGTTGGCCTTGTCCTGCCAACTATTTCAATAATCTTGCCCAGCACGTGGTTGGTGTTGTCGCCATCCCATGAAATGCGCTCACTCACGCGCCAATGCTGATTGCTTTCCCTGTCCATAACAACAGCAACACACCTGTCGTTCCCTTGTGCAGCAAGGTCAACCGCAACAACGCGCTGGCGACCGTACACTTCACCAAATGGCTCAATGTCGAACGCGGCATGAAGCTTGTCGTAGCTAAATAGATAATCATCGGCGGCCTCTAACGGCTGTCCTAGCCAGTCATGGTTATACTCACGTTCACTTCGCAGCCTGCAAGCCTCAGCCTCTTCAAACACCCTTGAACCATTAAAGGGATTTTCATTGTAATTTATCTGTATGTGAAGCGTATCAGGCCGCCCATAGTAAAGCTGAAAGGCCGGATCATCCCTCATATATCGGTTCATCGTAATGATAACCTTGCACTTAGGGAAACGCACAAGCGTATTTTGCAAATCCTTCATGGTCACAGCGCCGATCTGCTGTGCCTCATCCAGCCAAATTAAATCAACTCCGGCAATCGCCCTGGCGTTTGACTGGCCAGCTATCTGGTTAAACCCACGGAATGAAATAACGGAATTATTAATCTTATGTTTAATCACACTCTCTTGAACCGTAAACGGCAATTTAAATTCTTCCACCGCCTCTTTAACAACCTTGTGAGATGACTCATCAAGCCGAACAGCCGCATCACGGCCGCAAATAATATTCTTTCGTATGCCCTTATCAGCAAGATAAAGGCAAAGACGGGATGCAAATACGGTTTTGCCCGATGACCGCCCACCCTCAATCAGAAAATAATTGTAATCCTTGAATTTCGTGATGACTGGCAGCAGCTTAGGCGGGCAGTTAAGCAGCTCTGGAAGCGTGACATCCATTAATCGCCAAAATCCAATGTCTCGCCGTTCACTTTAACATCGCCCATTTGTGAAAAAATGATATTCTGGTCGATCTGCTGCCTATCGCCGTAACGCTTACTGTCCTCTTTGCCCACTTGCCATTTCATCGTATCAATTTGAAGCTTGGCAATTTGAGGATCAACCGCACCTGCACGCGCTTCGTCGATAACTTCGTCGATTTTATCAAAGCGATGGTGTGCTCTTTCAGTGACAGCTTGCGCGTACTTCTGTGAAAACTCTTGATTTTCCCTTAGCCATCTAAAAAATGTATGGCCACATGGCATGTCATCTAGCTTCTCAAGCCTATGTAAATTACTGCCTTGAGCGATAAGGTTGCAAATCTTGTCCCCTAGCTCTTGCGTGTAAATTGATGGCCTACCGCCAGCCATTAAGCACCCCGGCTAATGCCAGCCTGAATTATGCCAATAGGCGTAGACACGCCAAGTAATGATAGATGAGTGGGAGCTGCCTCATCTGAAGCAAGGCCGAATGACATACATTGCCCAGAACCAATCAGCAAATCTGTGCTTGTGGCAACAACAGTTCCATCACCCCATTTAACACGCACTGAACCGGATGAAAGGTTGTTAATATATACAGAATTATACTTTGCTTGTGTGAGTGCGCCCAGCGATAAGCGCGTCGCAGTCGTTGGATTTGTCCACTCTACGAGTGTCTTGGGGATGAATAGCTGAATGTCCATGACTTGAGATTATACCATGCCGAATAATATATTCAAGCAGTATTTGCACCGGCTTGCCGATTTCCCTGTCGCCTAATTCGTATCGCCTGATTGTGCGCTCCTCTACCCCTATAGCGTTAGCCATTTGGGATATAGAGAGGCCTAGCTTGTGGCGGATGGTTTTGAATTGAGCGGGTGTCAATTGATG